TGACCATCAAACTCCTGTATAGTCCTGTCGTAGAACAAACTAAACGGTGGTTCTATTCCAGAGCTTACATTGTCTGCTGTAAGACTGATTGTACCAGTAGGTGCAATAGAGGTCAAGTGAGAGTTACGTAACCCGTTCTCTTTGATCTGGTCTTGCACCCAATTAGACAAAGTTTTAAAGAACTTACCCTGTGTGTACTTTTCTTTATTATACAGTGGAAAGCTACCCTTCTCTTGAGCCAACAGAGCACTTGTACTATAAGTGTGATCTCTTAACGTCTTTAAAACCTTGGTGGTAAACTTCATAAACTCTGGTGAAGCATAAGGCATACCACACATCTCACCTGCATTAGCTAGTCCTGTGATACCTAACCCCATCCTACGTTTACTCTCAGCCTCTGCTTGTTGTTGCTCAAGTGGGTAAATGGTTCTGTCTATCACGTTGTCCATAGCTCTGACTACATGGTGTATATCACCAGTGAACAATCCATAGTCGAACTCTCCTGCCCCCACGTACTTAGTCAGGTTAAAACTACCTAGTAAACAAGCACCGTAAGGTGGCAGAGGTTGCTCACCACATGGGTTTGTTGCCTCTATGTTCTCACAGTAGTACAGGTTGTTCATGTTGTTAATAGTATCTATGAACAACACTCCCGGCTCTGCCCAATCCCATGTGCTACGCATAACCATGTCCCACAGTGCTACAGGGTCTACCTCTTCATGCACCCTACCGTCAAACTGTAAAGGGAAAGGTTCTTTCTTCTCTAGGCATTTCATAAACTCATCTGTTACACCTACTGAAATGTTGAAACCAGTTAAGGCTGTACCGTTGTTCTTAGCTGTGATAAACTGTTCAATGTCTGGGTGGTCTATGCGTAAGACACCCATCTGTGCTCCTCTACGGTGTCCACTAGATGCTATGGTCTGACAGACAGAATCATAAATCTGCATAAAGCTAACTGCACCTGATGCTCTAGAGTCCAGAGACTTGATCCTGTCTCCTCTAGGACGTAGCCTACTAAAGTCGTAGCCTATACCACCACCTCTACGCATTGTCTCAGCAGCTTCTGTAGCTCTACCCATGATAGAGTCCATGCTGTCTTCTATAACACCACTGACGAAGCAGTTATAAGCTGTGGTCTGTCTTGCAGCACCCATAGCGTTCTGTACTCTACCAGCAGGTAGAAACCTAAGATGCCTGAGTGCATCCTTGAAGTTCTCAAAATGGTCTGGACTATCTTTCAAGGATTCAGCTATACGTACTACTTTACTGTAGAAGTCCTCACCAGTTTGTCTGTACTTAACGGTATCTATTTCTTCTGATATTGGTAGTGTCATTCCATAATTATTCATTTGTATAAGCATCCACAGGTATGTTTTCAAATTTGTCCAAGTTTTCTTTGATCTCGTCTGCTAACAGCAGAGCTAAATCGTGAGGTAACATTCCAATATTATCTAGTATCTCATCAACACTGTACATATCAGCAATGTCTTTTAAAACCTCTTCTGATAAGTAATTAGAAGTCAACTGCATGTTCTTGCTTCCCTACATAAAATACAGGTCTACTGCTTTTAAACCCTAGTGTCAAGCCTTTGTCTTCCCAACAAGACTGCTTGTGAGAACAGTAAGAGCAGTTTATACCTAGCTTGGCTTTCTTAGTACCACGCTCAGGTACAGTACCAAACGCTCTCTCTGGTGGTTCCTCTTGAGAAGTATCAGACAAAACTTTCTTTATCTTTTTATTGGAGTCATCTATATCATCGTGCTTGTATACTGCAAGTTCTCCTGCACTTTTGTCAAAGGCTAAGAACGTACCAGACTTCTTACCCAAGGCAGTAGCGTACCCACTTATTTGACCTATGTAACCAAATGGATCATCTTGTGGTAATGTACCTTCCTTGAACTTACGCATACCGTAAGAGCTTGAGGATTTTACATCAACTAACTCACCGTCAATCACAGCGTCAATATGCCCTTTAATACCTTGCAACTCTACTTCTTTTTGTTGGTCTGTGACTGTGTGACCAGACTCTTTAACCAAGTATAATATGACAGACTCTACTATGTCACCAACGATAAACTTTAACTTAGTCTGTGGTGTTAGTCTCTCTGCTTTCTCATCACCGTTTATATCATACCACAGTGCTCTTGTGCAAGGTTTACCTATGTTAGACATACGCAACTTACCCTTTTTAGAAGGGGTAGTACCTGTCCACAACTGCTTCTTCATTGAGTCTACAATTTCAGATGCCATTGCAAACAAGTGTTCTTGCTTGGGAGATTTAGTCCCATTTTCTAGCAAGTCGTATATATCATTAGCTAGGGTGTCAATCTTTTTCATTTACGTATTCCAATCCAATTATATCTTTATGAGTTTTTTGTCTATTATGAATTATGTTAAAAAGACATCTTCTATTGTAGTTGTTTTCATCAGCAAAATCCTTGATGGTAATATTTTTAATTAAGTTAGTAATACCACCTTTGTAAGTTACCAAAAACATTCCTCTGTATCTACCGTTTTTAATGCCTTTAATTTTATTCTTAAAATCGGTTCCGTAACTTTTGACAGGTCTATAGAATCTTTTACCACCTACGTTAGCATTGTAGTACTCTTCAGATTCTATAACACCTAACTCTACTTGTATCTTCATCTCGTTATAGTAGAGATCACGCTTGTTAGCACATAATAAAAGTATTTTAAATTCAAAGTTCTGTTTCCCTAATTCATCTATGTCTGGTTTAAGATACTTACTGCTACTACAGTAGTCTCTCCATTCACTAGCTTTAATAGGTTTACCTTTTTTGTACTTCATTAGGTGTTTACAACCTATGTAAGACCTGTCATTTGTAAGATTAGTAATCTGGTAGACGAATCCAAAGTGTTCGTCAGGGTTAAACTCGCCTACCAGATCAACATCCCAATGACCGTAATCAATCTCAGGCACTAAAACTCGCTATCTGCCGCAGACTGAAACTCGTCATCGGTGGGGGGTATCCAAGCGACAGGATTAGTTATCTTAACACTGTCTATATACGTGGTAACTCCTTTACCAAACTTGTTATCGTATGGCTTCTGAGTAAGCTTGACCGTTGCCTCCGTACCAGTTGCCAACCTAGTCGGCCCATCGTACACGTTATTATCAGCATCGTACATCTTAGGTGGCATGGTGGTCTTCAGAGATACGTAAGGTGTTCCACCGAACTTATCTTCCACTTGGTTTATTTTTAATCCAAGTTTCTTAGCTTGTTTCATCTGATCACCTTCTAAGAGCAGTACCGTGCTCCAACGATCAAACATATCTTTTTGATCAAACAACATTGCGTATTCTAGTTTACCTTCTATATAATGAAAAGTCATTAGTGTATTTCACTCCAGTTAGTTCCAAAATTAATATCACAATCCAACGCACATCTAATATCAAACTGTTTGTTTACCTGTGATATACCTAGTTTAACAGACTCTGCTACGATGTCAACATCTTTTTTACCAGATTCTAAAATAATTTCATCGTGAACCATAGCAATAACTCTACCATTGGTATTCCTCCTTTTCATGTCCATTGCGGTGTTCATAAACCAGTTCTTCATTAAGATAGCTGAACTACCTTGTATCAAAGTGTTCAAACTGGCGTGTGGACTACGGACGGTTAATATTCTCCCGTCTATAGCTTTTAGTTTGCCTTGTGTTTCTCCTTTTCTTATCACTGCTTGACTAAATCTTCTGAAAGCTGGTATTTTGTCAAAGAAACTTGCTCTTAACTTAGCACCATCTTTCGCGTTACCACCTACAACCGTACCTAACTTGGCATCTCCTGCTCCGTAGCACAAGGCGTAGATAAATGTCTTAGCTTGATCTCTGGAGGATAACCCTGCTGCTTTTTGATTAGCAGTATGCACGTCACCCTCCAGTACCTCTCTAGTGTACTCTGGATCGTTTATGTAATGAGCGAGGACACGTAGCTCCAGACCCTGTGCATCAGAGCCTATGAGCCTATTACCGGGTGGACAAGACCATAACTTTCTACAGTCTTCTCCGTAAATTTTACGATTACTAGGAACTTGTTGCAAGTTAGGATCAGAACAAGACATTCTGTTCGTCACTGCACCTAGCGAGTGGTAGTAACAACGTACTCTAAAGTCAGGTTCTGTTGCTTTTATCCAAGATTTTAGCATTGCTGTGCGTTTATTTAGCGTAAAATGCTCAGAAATGATCTTAGATTCCCTAGAATCGAACTTTCCTAGCTGTATTTCATCAACTTTAGGCTTACCAGACGGGGTAAAGACAGAAGGTTTCCAGCCTATTGCCATTAATCTCTTGGCTATCTGATCTCTACTGTTGATGTTAAACGGTATTTCTTTTGTCTTAGTTTTTAGCTGTATTACTTCTGGTAAAAATACCTTGTCGATTTCTTGCCTTATTTCTGCCTTAATTGTCTCTAACTTTTCTAGCAACTCTACTGCTTCTTGCTCTTTGAAGTAGAATCCGTTGTCTCTGACCTTGTTTATCAGCCGTTGCATCATAAATTCTGACTGAATTGACTCTTTTGAGAACTTTTTTAGGTTTAATTGCACCTCTTTGTACAATAAATGACACACTTTTACATCTATTTTGCAATATTCTAGCATTTCAGGTGTAAAAACCTTCCAATCTTCGGGCTGAGGTAGCTTAGGAAAGCCTAAACGGTTGCCCCAAGCTTCCAAACTGTGTCCACCTTCCAAATCAGGCTTGATTAACCTAGATCCAATCAAGGTGTCAAACTGTTTTTTAGCAGGAACTGTAACATCCCACATCATTTTAAGCATAGGAAAGTCAAATTGTATCGCATTGTGACCTATAACTAAGTCGTATTGTGCCAGATAATCTTGCAAGTTATCAGGTTTATAAAATACCCTCTGTTCTGCGTGATGATCTTCACACACAACACAGTGTATTACACTAGCGTCAAAACCATCCGTTTCTATGTCTAAGATAACATATGACATTAAAATTCTTCCTTAACTACCTCTAATCTACCATTTATTTTATTGTAGTACAACCTACCAGCTACTCCAGCATCTCCAGTGTATCTACATTTTAGTACTCGCATTGTAGTAGTGTTAGCTTCTCGTTCTTCATCAGCCTGAGTATCTCGTTCCAAGGCTATCACAGTGTCGCTTATCTGACTTATACCATGACTGCCTCTTAGATGACTTAGGTTTATCTCTGCACCATCCTCGTGTGACCTGTCAGAGTTCATACGTCTAAGGTGCGTTACCAAGTGTATAGCACATCCTGTTTCTTCTGTCAACTGTCTTAACATGGTCATTGTCTTGTCTATTGCCTTACGCTCGTCTTGTATGTCAAGACCACTTACTAAAATACTCAAGTGGTCAATAAAAATAACCTTACAGTCTAAGCCGACAACCATATATCTGACTCTGTTCAACAAGTCTTCACAGTCCATTGATCCAAAATGATCGTACAAGTAAACTCTACCTGTACCCAAGGTGTTATCAAAGTGTTTCTTTATCTCTTCCTTAGAGTACTGACTGAACACTTCGTTCAAGTGTAACTTGTCGTTAGCTTCTATGGCTAGTATTCCACGTCTGGTACGATCTACTGACTCTTCTAGGGCAATGATACCTATGTTCATATCGGTGCTCTGTAGGTAGAAGTGCTGTAGTTCGCGCATAAAACTAGACTTACCCACGCCTGTACCAGCAGCCCAAGTGATTATCTCACGCTGTCTTATGCCGTAGGTTCTGTCTTGTAAAGCTTTCCAAGGGAAGTCTATGCTCTGTAGGTTCTGTTCAGACCATAGTCGGTCAAAGTCATTAGAAGCGTTCTCAATACCACTAGGTGTATAAACAGTCGCGTCTTTTAAGTGAGACATAAACTCATCTGTCATGGACTTAGCGGTGTACTCACAGGCATCTTTTAACTCTAGGTTAACAATCCTAGCTTTAGACGGGCTAAACAACTTAGCAACCTTACGTGAAGCTAGCTTACCCTGATCATCAGAGTCAAAGCAGATAAAGATACGCTCAAACTTCTCTAGCAAGACAAGATTAGCCTTTATGTCTCGCTCTGCACTGGACACACCCGACTTGATTGAGAACACTGGTACCAATGTTTTCTTTAGTGCTATGTGTTCTGCATCGGATTTGATACGGTTAGCTATTTGAAATGCTGATAGTGCGTCTGCCTCACCTTCTGTGATGATAACCGTATTACCTACTTCATGGTTCTTCGCCTTGGACAAGGTGTGGATACCAAACATCTCTGACTCAGTAAAGTCTCCCTTAGTCTTAAAGTTTTTTTCAGAGTCCCTGTATTTCGTTGCTACTTGCAAGCCCTCGAAAAAATAAGGGAACTCTACTGAGTCATAAGTAACCTGTACATCGTAAAAATTACTCACAGCTTTAGATATTTTACGGTCTGCCCATTTAAGGCTAGGTTTTTTAACCTTGGGTTCCATTGGTATAACTTCTGCTTCCACAGTCCACTTCCTCTCAAAACAACTAAAACAATACGTGTGGTCAGAATAGATAGCTAAGGCATCACTAGACTCACAATCTGGGCAAGGTTGGTGATCTTTGATAGCTTTCTCTTCCATTAGTAAGACTTACTTTTGTAAGTGACAGTTAACTCCACTGCTTCATGCTGAAAAACTTCTTCTTCTATCACTGTGGTGAGCTTTTCTAAAGAATCAAAACTTGTGCATAAATCAATTTTAACTGATCCTATTCTGTCACGTTGTTCTTGGTGCTTTACCTTTTTACGTTTGTCTCCTTCAACAATCCAAACTGAGTCAATTAAAATTTCTACATCTTCAATCATCTTTCTTCTCCTTTGCTAGTTCATTAGCTATAGCAGAATAACCACAAATGTCAACATAATTA